CTGGGATCCTTCTGTTAAAAATGTAGCCTACGGTAAACACTAAACCGTGGGCCACGTTTTCCGACATCCAAATTATTATAAACAACTAAAGGAGAAATATGAGCAAGAAGCAGCAAGCAACAAGCATGGAGACAACGATCCGGATCTTACACGAAGAGTGGGCCCTGAAGCAGGGGATGAGACCCAAGCATCAAGCAGCAAGCATCAAGCGTCAAGCAGCAAGCCTCAAGCATGTACCAAGATATCAAGCGAGTGATTATAACGCTACTAGTCCCGAGCGCCAAGCGTTGACAGAAATTCCGAGCAATTAGAAAAACCCTGGGTCCGGGGTTCAAGTTTCAAGCCGCAAGCTACAAGCTCCCGGATACAGGAACCCTCATAAAGTTTTGGAAGCTTGCTTCTGGCATCCAGAACTAAGATGAAAGTGTTCAATGGATGCTTCACGTGGAACGCAATTTGGTGTGGGGAAAACGTTATTTTGTTGGTCTTGGTAACTTTAAGTTCTAAAGTGAAAAAGTGCCGATTATTATTATAGACCAATACATCAGGAGTGCCGGGAACGCTAAGATTCTCCAGTCGAATGAGGCTAAATTCTTTAAAATGTTTTTTAACTTGTGCATAAAATTTTGTTTCGGGTTTCACTACAACAGGCTAGCCAATTTTCTTTAAAACTTTACCCATATTCCAGGTTTCTGCTTGTACAGTAAAGACGAGTCGGTGTGATTCTCTAAATCCAATTAATTTATTTTCCATTAATTGTAAAGAGGAAATATCATAAAATTTTCCATCAGGTAAACAAACTTGTACACGAGCGTTTTGAGCAGTGCCATGTTGCATCATCTTGTCCAGTACCTGTCTTAACATCTTACCTTGCATAAAACTTTCTATTCATGGCGCCCAGTATCCGTAGAAATTAATAACTTAAGGAGTTGAATAAAACTACTTCGTAAGCCGACGCCAATCAATTCAATGTTTATATGTAATTAGGTGAACCAGTTTTTACCTAACTACAGTTGCGTTTATATCATTGTTGTGTTAAATGTCAAATATGGGTTTACCAAAAAAATTGACAGAACAACAGATAAAGTTTGCAAATTTATTAGTCGCTGAAGAGGGACGTAAAACTGCCACACAATGTGCTATCGAAGCAGGCTATGCAAAAGATTCAGCACGTCAGCATGCAAGTAAATTACAGAATCCAAAATTATATCCATTGGTAGTACAATACATTGGAGAGTTAAGAACTGAATGGCAAAAGAAATATGAAGTTTCATTTGCTAACCACGTAGCGGAATTAGGTAAACTTAGAGATGAAGCTAGAGAAAAGAAAGCTTGGTCTGCAGCAGTCAATGCTGAAGTTGCACGAGGTAAAGCTGCTGGTTTGTATATTGAGCAAAAAATAATCCGGACAGGTAAATTAGAAGACCTATCGACAGAAGAATTAGAATCCAGAATGAAACAGATAATAGACGATTATTCACCCATTCTTGAAGGGGTGGAAATAGAAGACCTAAAAGATAAAGTTCGAACAGAACCAAAAATAGTATCGCCAGAAATACAGGAAGATATTCCATTAGATTAATATTTTTTCTAATTTAACAATACACCCTTTTGGAAAAACATTTCTATCACTAAAACATTCTTCTTTAGAATCATAACTAGCAAAAGTTTTTAATACTTTAGAATCATTATAAAATACATAAGCATGAGTAATCATCTCAGCCGGTTTCATTTCCATAAATTCATTTGTATTGGCATGTCCACTATCACCTAAAATATCTAACCATACTATTTTATAAAAATAGTATTTTTTGTTGTTTATAACACAATGTCTATATTTAGATTTTTTGTGAGTCATAATTTTCCTATATACATAAAAAGGGGTATGTATGTATATATATAAAAATCAATTTACCCCCCTCTTATAGGGTATTATACTATATAAATTGTAACAGCATGTAACAGAATTGTAACAACAGAGCCTATCAAAAAACTCAATGTTTTTAATACTTTTTAAAAATTGTAACAGTTGTAACACATGTAACACCTTTTTTATTTTTTTATTTTTCAAAATAAAAGTTTACCCCTTTTTCTGATTATATGTTACAAATTGGTCAACCTTACTGACCCATTTCCACATATATTGTTGAAATTCCTTATCTTTTACCACAAACTTCTGAAAATAGTTGTCTTTAGTGCACATTAGAATCACTCCAGACTGTATTTTAGTGTCATAAACATGGTTATGGGCCATGGCGTATGCTGCCAGTTGCGTGAAGTAATCATCAATCCACTCCCGTTTCTTGATTTTATTGCTCTGTTTAAAATCTATGATAGACTCCCGACCTTCATAAATTCCAACTAAATCTGTGGCTCCAGCGTAAAGACCTGGATAGTACAATGTGATCTCAGACCCCCATACCTCCTCCATAGAGCCCTTTAGACCCTCTTTGAAGATAGTCTGGGCCATGATGCCTGCTGCCTGACCCATGTCGCTTAAATCAGCGTGTCCTTCGCCTGTAATGTATCCTTCTATAATTCGGTGCATAATTGTACCACGATTCGCTGCTTCATTTTTAATATGCTCTGCCTTATTTTCGCCTACTTTCTGCTTCCATTTAGCCAGTATTGCTTTCTTCTCTTCAGACTGCGTAGCCTGTAGAATAGTCGTAACACTCGGTAGTTTTTCGTCTCCAATATCATAATGACGTTGGTCGTTAATCAATGACCTGATTGACGGTGGGTAATCAAATTTTTTATTCCATTTCATTAGGTGTTCCTATCATATTAAAGTTATAGATTATTTTATTATTCAACTCATACTTTCCAATTAGTTCTTTCCAACGGTAGTTGGGGAGTAGTTCTTTTATTAAATGCTTGTTGCCATTGGTATGATCTGTCTTAACCGTGTGATATTCAGTCATGATAATTGGTTTATGTCTTTTAATAAGTTCTAGTCCACCTTTAATTACAAAATGCTCATGACACTCTACATCAATTTTAATTAAATCTAATCTATTCAAATGATTAAATTTTTTATCTAACGTGCATTTATAAATGGGTAAGAATCCCTGTTTCATTTCATCCATAAACTGTATTTTAGTATTGCCAGTGTTAATACCTTCTTGATCGTATCTAAAATCATTAGTTACAAATGGACTATCTTCATCGGTCACTGCTTCTTGAAACGTTTGTACGTTCTTAACACCATTGATAATGATATTATAACTTAACATTTGATGAATGAACCGCTGCATTTCAAATGCAAAAATATATCCTTGAGGACAATACAGAGCAAAAGGAATGGTATGGGTTCCAATATGAGCACCGACTTCTATGATAACCGAGTTTGGTTTTAAATGTTTAATACATTCCCGGTACACTTCATTTTCCCAGCCGCCGTATTTTCTTAATGATTCTGGTATATAGAGATCATTACTAATCGTTAGAAACTTACCACGGTTGGTATCAATCTGCTCTAATATCAACTTAGGCATTAGTATTTATTTTTTCTTAAATTGTCTAATCCCCATTCCGGTCTTAAATTTGAAAAGTGAAAACATTTCTTTTGTTCACTCACTTTTGTTAAATCAAAATCAGCACAAGGTTTGATATGATCAATATGCCATGCACCATAATTGTCCCAGTTCATTCCTCTTTTAAATAACTTTTCAATATATTTTTTAAAGTCATCAGGAGTTAAACCGACTAAATCAAAAGTGTGTTGTGTTTTTTTAACACCATTTCTTTTTAAAACATTCCATAATCTCGTTCTTAAATTATTGGCTAATCTAAATCTTGGATTGGTTTCTCGGTATTCCTTGTGTTTACTCATAACATATTCAGTTCGTCTAATCTTCGTTGAAGGTTCCATATGCCATATTTGATTATACTCACGATTACATTCTTTACAGTAAGGTTGTAATCCATCTTTAGTTGATGCTTTTTTACTAAACTCTTTTATAGCTTTAGTGTGTCCGCATCTTGGACAATGTTTATTTATTGTTTTTCCAGTAGACATTTATTTTCTCCTTGATCTTTTATTTCAAAATTATAAAGCGATAATACTTGTGCAATCATTGGCATTTTATATTTTTGATAATCATCAAATACAAATCGTGCACCCTTTTCACTTCGATTAGCAAACCATATTGCTTCAGTCATTACATCTTTAGTCATATGTGGCCCATCAAAATGAACAAACGCAAACGTAGAATGTCTGTGTTCAGTATCATTCATAAATTGTGTGTCCGTCATATTACACAATGTAAATTTTCCTTGATTACGATACGGTTTAAAATCATTGAGCATCGTATCTCTCATGTCATCAGTATAATCACAGGTATAAGCCCCGGTATTATCATAATGTTGGTACTCTAAATTACCATAAGGATCAACACCCACATGGATATAATTATTAATGACGTTGTCCATAATAATCTTAGACCCAAGTCCTTCACGAACTCCGATCTCACATGTCTTATAACCTTGGCAATCAAATCCCTTAGTCCATTTATCCAATAGTTCATAGTCCGTACTATCTCCTCTTATCATTTTCACCTTTCTCTCTTAGTTTTGATTGTAGATATATTTTTTGTTTTCGTAACATATCTATTTCCTCTTCTAATTTTTTTATATGTGCAACAGAAAGCAAATCTCTTTCTCTCTGAATGTTTTTAAATCTAGGTTCATCTATCATAATCTCTCCTTGACTATTACATTGTGGACATTGGTGTATGGTTTCCGTCGGATTCTCTATAGACTCCTTCACTCTGATATAACCGTTTCCATGGCATCTTGGGCATGGTGTTTTTTCCATAATTATCCTCCATTTCTTTCATTACTTTATTTATTTTCTTTCTAACTAAATTACCATCTAACTCAGACAATTGACATACCGCATCAAAATCTCTGTTTTGTTTGGTAACATAATCTAACTCATAAAACTTCTTGTTTTTATAAAACTCAGAAAATTTTAATGTGGTAGATTTAATTTTAATTGCATCTGAAATAGCTGCAATTAATACGTTTCTCCATAAGTTTCTAACTGGATTTCTTTCATCAAACTCTACTAATGTTTTAAATCCAAAATTACCTTGTTGATATCTTGCCATTTAGTTTTCTCGCTTTCTCATTAATTATTATATCTAATGCTTTTGCCCTTGAAACTTGTACTTCAGGGACAATTACCTTTCTTATCTTATCGAGCTTATCACAGCTAGAGTGTGATAGTGCGACAGATTTGTATTTACTTATATCAGTCATTATTGTATCCTTTCATTTTTATATAAATAACAATATAGGATAATTATATTTTTTTACAAGATTGTCAATGAAATTTTTACTTACAATTTATCTATGTGCTGGTTTAAATGGTGAATGTATTGCTCCTATATTATCAGAATATAATATAAAAGAATATTATAAGGACCACTACGGATGTGTTAAATCCGGTCTAGGTGAGTCTTTTGAATTGTTATTTAGTGGTGAATTCTTTGATCAAAAAACAATCAACGAATGGCAGCTTTACCCAAAATTTTCTTGCGTCCCAATTTCGGTGGAGGAGTCTCCCGTGGCTCCGGATATTGGTCAACCGTCTTAACTAATTTAAACCACTGATCCCTGATGCCTGGGTCCCGAGTCCTGTTGTACTCGTTGGCTAACTCATCTGCCTTGTCGGTTATATTTTTTAAAATCACGCTTCTCATTTTTATTCATCCTTTTTTTATGTTTCCCAGGTCTTTTCCTAGGCTTCGGTCTTTGTACGAAGTCTTTAAATTTTCTAGCCATTCTTATAATGTTCTTTAATAAATTGTCTGTCACTTTCTGATAGAGACATATATCTTATTCTACCATTAACATGTTGTTTTGTATCATGTCCACAATTAGTACATCTATAAAATTCTTGAACGATTGCAACTAAAATTACTTCTTCTTCACATTCTTCACAAAAACCATGAACGGTATCTATTTTATTAAATAAGTTTATTACTTTTTTATCTATCGTCATACGAGATCTACTGCCTTTCCTATTATGGGTTTATATTTTACTTTCTTATCTTCTCTATAAGCATGCATAAATTGTCTTCTTGGTTGATAAGGTACCCAACTTGCATGGATCCAGCCACTATTAGGCTCTCCTGGCGTATAGAATTCTAAAATAAGTTGATCTGTCTCTAAGCATTTATGTATCCAATCAGCGACCTCAGCATTGTCTACACCTAACACTTCGAAATCAACTGCTTCAGCTTTTGCATGCTGTGAATTTTCTGAACTTCCAATTGCTCTGCATAATTCCGGGGACCTGAAGCCTGATGTCACCTTCACTCTACCGAATTGATCACGTACTGGCTGCAAAACATTTTCACACAGTTGTTTTAACTTATCAATCTGATCGCCGTTAGGATTGTTATCTATATTTAAACGGATCGCTGTATCCGATTTGATGAGTTCTTGAAGCGTGAAGTTTCGAGAAAGGTTCATTTATTATTTATGTAGTTATAAACTCTTCCTATTGCTTTTTCAATACCCAATAATTCGCCTTTTATAAAGTTTGTGTCTTCTTTTAAATCAACAATAGATATTAGAACCCAAGTGCATAATCCAAATAATGCACTACCTGCAAATCCTAGGATCCATTTAATATCAATTTTCATAATTTATTGACACGATAAACATTCATCAGAATCAGAATCTAATTCGGCTAACGCTTCTTCTTTACATTCTTTACTGCAAAATAAATCAAATTCATCTTTTGCATCAAACGCTTCTTTACATTGTTTACATTGTTTTCTCATATTATTCTCCAAACAGCCAGTTAACATATCTTTGCCATAAAGATAATTTTTTCGGTTCGTCTTTTAACACTAAAGGTTTGCACGTGCAACTATCGCAAATGCAACTATCACATTTATTTGAATTTAAATGATAACCTTTACCGTAACAATGACATGCGTGCCCACAAATATTACATTTTATTTTCATTTTTATCCTCAATGTTATAGAACATTCTATCAGAATCTTCTGTTACCCAATCATCACCTTCTGCATCCCAATAAGTAGTTTGCACTTTATAATCAGGCCATTCGTTTTCTGTTGTATAACTATTAACATGCCAAATGATTCTATTGTTTGGCTGAGCAGCATAGTTGCCGTTTTCAAGTGCCATGATATGCGCACACTTATGTTCTTGCGGAATCTCTGAATGTTCCGTGTTTAGTATATTAGTTTCTGGATGTGCCCAGTCAATAGTAAATAAGTATTGACCTTTATAAAATTTTTTATCTTTACCTAAATATTTTCCATCTATACCAGCCAACCAATCAAAAGTATGAACACTAGGCCAATAACTAAAACAATTCCACAGTTGGAGTTGGTCCGTCGACATATCCGGCACATCGGCTCGATCATAACGTTTTTGGAAAAACGCTGAGATAGGCAAACGCCAAAAGCACGCACCATTGGGTAGCATGATGTTAAATAAGAGAGCCCTTCCTGAAATAGAGCTAACACCAAAGATAACACATTCACGACTATCTTTCTTATATTGTTCATCCATGTCATAAAGATATTCCCTCCTAATTTTACAGTAAATCGGTGGTATATTCGCGTTAAGATATGCCATAAGTTCCTCATTTTATTTCGCCCCAATTAGGTCCTGATTCGTAATCAACTTTATTAGGAACTTCTAGATTTACTGCCTGTTCCATTATTTGTTTTATTTTATCAGCTTGTGATTCTGATTCAATAGAAAAATCTAATTCATCATGTATTTGTATATGACCTATTAAACCTTCTTTATATAAATCTACCATTGCTTTTTTAGTCATATCTGCAGCTGATCCCTGAATTAATTTATTTAAAGCTTTATAAGTAAATGCTCTACGTGTTGAATTTTCATGCCAATAATTTTTCTTTGGATTACCATCTTTATCTTTTATAATGTTACCTTCAAAATCTTTTAAGTGAGGGCCCATTTCTTGTAGTTCTCTCATACGTTCATCATCTTCTGGTGGCACATATGTTCCCCAATCTGCACCTCTTAAGATAGGTTCATACTTAGGAAATCTACAACGTCTGCCTAACAATGTTTTAATTTGTCCTCTTGACTCTGCAGCTTTCATAACTTTATTCATCAACTGTTTAACGAATGGCGCTTGACCATGATACTTTGCAAATAGTTCTTCTGATTTTTCTTTTGATACACCTAACTCACCTTGTAGTTTTGCTTTACCCATACCATAAAACAATCCAAGATTAATTGTCTTAGCTTGTGATCTTGGTATAGATGCCATCTCTGCAACTATTTTGTGAAAGTCTGTTGATGGATCATTCTCATATGAATCTGCAATTGTATTTACAGAAGGAAGTCCAAACTTTAATGCATAGTGTGCAACCAATCTTGGTTCTTGTTGCGAGTAATCAAATGTTCCCCAGTTACAACCTTGTTCTGGTATAAACAATGATCGAAGGAGTGGCCCTGTTTCCGGATCCCTGGCGGGTATCTGCTGTAGGTTTGGATTCGAATAACTAAATCGTCCAGTAACCGTTCCACCATCATCTGATCGTATTTGATTGATGTCTGCATGGATTCTGCCATTGTGTTCATGTTTAAAAATAGTGTCAATAAATGTAGTTCTAACCTTGTTTATTTTTCTAGCTTCTGCTATCATGTTGACTACAGGATGATCGTGATTAGAAATAAAATTTTTTGTAAATGAGGGAGAGTCAGTCTTTTCAGTTCGGCTATAAGGTAGCATCAGTTTGTCAAAAACTTTGGCAATTGATTGTGCAGCCCATATTTGAGTATCTATGCCTGTTTCTTTTTTTATTTCCCGTAATAATTTTTCTTCTCTCGTTGCCAATCTTGTTTTTAATAGATCGGCTTTTTCAATATCTACCCGCACCCCTAGGTGACGCATATCAACTAAACAAGGAAACAGATCAGTCTCCAAATTAAATATATCTTGAAGATCATCTTCAACAATTACTTTTTTTAATTTGTGCCAAAGTCTTAAAGTCAGTTCAGCATCTTTTTCACCATACGCTCCAACTTCCATTGCAGGCATTCTCCACATATCTGCTTTAGGATCTAATCCTCTTTCTTTAGCTGCTTGAGTTAATCTTGCTTCGTTCTTACCTTCACTTAAGTGATGCCAAGATAAAGTATTTAAGGTATATGAAAATCTATTCTCATCTATTAGACTGGCTGCAATCATCGTATCTATGATTAAACCATTGATTTTTATACCTAAATTACGTATCCAACATACGTCATACATTGCGTTATGAAATATTTTTGTAGAAGGAGATTCACAAATATCTTTAAACCATTCTAAAGTTTTTTTACGATCTAGGTTTGGTCCTTCTTCATGTGCTATTGGAAAGTATCCTTTATATCCATCTACCGCTACAGCGATACCTACAACTTCACCATTACCAATAATAGAACCTGATCCTTTTGTTTTTAAATCAGGATCTCTTGTTTCCAAGTCAATTGCAATTTCATCTGCATCCCTTAGATCAGGGAATTCAGTAGGCATGTTCCATTCTGTATGTGGTACTATCATATTAATTAACACTCCTTAAAAATTTTAATTCTTTTTCTTGAATAGATTGTTTAGTTTTTCTAACTATATAATCAAAAATAGGACCATGACATACAGCTTTAGTTCTTTCTTTATTTTGAAATAAAAAATATTTTTTAGATATATTTAAACATAAACCACTTTTCTTTAATTTAATTCTAACAGAGTTTTTTCTATCTCTTACTAAAATAAAATTTTCTTCATTTAATAATACATTCATATTAAATCAAATAAATAGATTGTTAAAATACATAAACCCATTAGTTCTGTGTAAACATTCATTTCTTTTTACTCATGTCTTTCATCTTTTTAATTTCTAATTCACAGTAATGAATTATTTTTTCTAAATCTTGTATGCCATTTTTATTTTTATAACGACACACATACTTTATAACATTCCCT